GTCTCCCTGGAGCCCACAGAAAAGAGGCCCTGGGGGGTGTCCTGTAAAAAAATTGACCTCCAGAAACGCTCTGTACGGCGTTTTTCGGAGGCCGGTAGGGTAAAAGTATTACCGGGGCGAAAAATCGCTTGTAGAGGCTTCTGGAGGCCTTGGTGTGGGTGTGCGGGGCTTTACTGTTAAAAACGGCCAGTAAAAGGCGTCAATCCTGGGAAATCCACCAGCCCGCTCCGTTTCGGTAGCGTGGTAGCCCTCTTTGCCTGCGTTGGTTTGTCGGTGGATCACTCCGTCGCACCGGCCTGCCTCGATCACTCCGTCGTGCAGCGTAGGTTTAGCCGCCGCTTTTTCCGAACTACACTTTATAGGCCCTGGAGGTTGGGCCCGCAGCACAGGAGGAAAGAGCATGGAAAAACTCTTTATGAGATGTGCTGCCTATGGTGTAGCCCTTGGCTGCGGTATGCTGGCCGCTTTTAACAGTAAAGCCTTATAGCTTGATGAGGTTGCCCTGCTCGTCGAACATGAGCCCCGGCGCCGTGGCGTCCGTGACAAAATGCTCCCTGGTGTGGCAGGTCTGGCATAGCGCCTCCAGGTTGTCCCATGCCAGAGTGACGGCAGGGTCGTTTATGTTCTGCGGTGTGATATACGTCTTGTGGTGCACGATCCGCGCAGGATCACCACAGCGCTCGCATATTCCGTTTTTGCTGGCCATAAACGCCGCCTGGGTCTTTTGCCACGCTCTGCTCTTGTAAAACGCTGTTTGCGCTGGGAAAGCCATTATTCGGCCCCCAGCACGGTGTTGATGGTCGGAGCCATAGCCTTGAGCGTCTTGAGCAGGTTATTGACCACCACCTGCAGCTGCACGGCGTCGGTGCCGTCCGGGTTATACCACAGGCAGAGCAGGAACTTTGCCAGGGTCTTGACCAGCGGGAACGGTCCGGGCTCCGGGTTTTCGGTGTCGCTCTCCACGGTGGCAGCCGCCACAGGGTCAGCGATCCCGGTCGTGGTGGTGATGTAAGACGGAATAGCCAGCAGCAGGCCGGTGACAATGTCCCGGTTGCCGTCGTTTTCTTCTGTTCTCAAGGCGGTAAAGGCCTCGGTCATTGTAAGGATCATTCTATGAGCCCTCCCTTGATTACTTGCCGCACCTCTTTTTCATACTCTGGCAGCACCTCTCTCACAGAGTTGGCCAGGAATGGGTCGCCCTTGGTACGCCCGCCGCTGCGGGTGTCGTGAGGGTTGGCCAGCAGATGGGTGAGGCGGCCCTGCTTGCCCTTGGCGCCCACGGTGTAGGTGGTGCTGCCGGTCGCTGGGCTCGTTCTGCTGGTGTATCCGATGGATCTGGCATATTTGCCAGTTTTCCGGGGCGCTGTCTGCCGGAGCCGCTTGGTGAGCTTCTCTGCAGCTTTCTGCCCGGCCGCGTTCACGCCCTCGGTGATCCGGCGGTGCTCTTTCTGCAGCTCCTTGCCGATAATGTCGCCGGGTGTTGCGATCTTGGCCATTTGCTCCCCTCCTGTGGTCATATTTCACGGGTTGCCCCGTGGGCCCCTATTGGAGCCCACAGGACGCGCCCGCTTATTGTTAGGATGCGGAGCCGACGGTCAGCTTGACGAAAGCCTCGGTAACGATAGGCTTGCAGTCTGCGACGGCCAGAGCGCGGTAGTCGATCAGGCCAGACTTGAAAGAGCTCTCGCGGCTGGTCTCCACCACAATGCCCTGGGGCAGGTTGTAGCCCATGTAGTGGAAGTTGCCGAACAGGACCACGTTGTCGGCCAGGTTGTCGTCGACGATAACGTCGAAGCCCAGGATCTTGCCGATGTTCTCGCCCTTGGGGTCAGCGATGAAGATGGGGCGCTTGTTGACGTCCACCATGCCGTAGAAAACATTGTACAGGGTGGCGTTGCTCATGGCCCACTTGGCGCCGGCAGAATAGCCGCGCTTCAGCTTGGCCACGGTACCGGCGACGTCGGCGTAGGTAATAGCGCCGGAGGTGCCGGAGCCGGTCACGGTGTTGGCCGTGGTCCAGGTGATACCAGCCAGCACGCCGGTGCCCTGCGCAGAGCCGGTACCGTTGACCAGAGCGTCGGCCAGGGTCTCCATGACGCAAGCGGTGAGCTCGTCCACCAGGTAAGCCTCAAAGGCGGAGATGGTCATGCTCTTGGTTGCGGCAGAGATGGAGAAGATCTTGATGATCTCGTAGCCGTTAAAGGTTACGGCAGCAGGGACGTGCTGCTCACTGTCCACAGCAGCGCCCTCGGTGTGCCATGCGGCCTTGGTGCCGGGAGTGCCCACAGGAATGGCGATCTTGCTGGGCATATTGAAGCCACGGCAGTGAGCCATGAGGCCGCCGATCTTGCGGGCCTTCTTCACGATCTCGTTGAGGGTGGAAGTGGGCACCACAGCAGCGCTCTCGGTCACGGTGTTGAAATCGGCAGCACGCTGCTCACTCTGGGCACGGTCCCAGGCAGCACGCTCGACGGTGTTCAGATCCTGGCCCAGGAGCTGCTTGTAGAAAGCGTTGCGGTACTCGGTAGAGGCGAACACGTCGCCATGAGTAGCCTCGAAGCTGCCACGCTGCTCGAAGTTGGAGCCGCCCAGGAAGTGGAAGCCACGGAACTCAACGCCGGAGCTGTTGCCCTGGCCGTTCTGGCTGCGCTTCTCGTTCATGGCCTGCTCCATGCCCTCGGCCTCGATGTTGAGAGCCGCGACGTCGGCGTGGGCGTCGGTCTTGATGATGTTGGCGATCTCGGCAGCACGGGCCTCGATCTGCTCGATGGTCATGGCCTTGTAGTGGTTGTAGGCCTCTGCGATAGTCTTAAAGGTCATAGGTTTATACCTCGTTTCTATAGAGTAGTTTGTTGCACTTGATGAGCACGGCGTCGCGTGCGGGATCTGTGAGGCTGGTAAGTGCTGCCCGCGCCTCAACGCTTGCGCTGGGATAGGCCGGAAACGCCACCACGCTCACCTCGTAGATCTTCTCGATCTTGTGAATGGTGCGCGTATTGGTTGCCCGGTCGTAGCTGTCCCCGCCCTCCGGCACCTTAAATGCGAAGCTCATGCCGTCCAGGTCCCCGCGTTTCACTGCCGTGTAAACTGCTTTTGCGTCCTCCGTGCTTGCCAGCTCGGCGCGCATTTCAAGGCCCTTTTCTGTGATGGTGAGCTGCATGGTCTTGGGTGCTCTGGCCAGCGGCACTTTTGCGGTGTCGTGGCCGTACAGGAGCCGGGTGTCGCTTATGTCGGCGCCGTCCAGGGCTCCCCGCTCAATGATCTCCGTAAAGCCTCCTGTGGGGTCGTTGATCTTGGTCGGAGTGTCGAACACGATGGGCGTGCCGATTAAAACAAGAGGCTGGGACGCTGCCGCGTCCTCTGCTCTGGTCTCTGTGGTGATGTGAGCCACTCGAAGCTCTTTCATGAGGTTGCCCTCCTCTTTTCTCGGTAGTCACAGTAACAGTTGATTTGGTAGCGCTGCACGCTGTCCAGCCACTCGCCGCCGTCTTTCTCGTACATGAGCCCGGCGTTGCAGAGCGCCTCCTCCACGTTGGCCTCGTCCGGGCCGTCCAGATCCGCAACGTACAGCTCCAGGGTGATGGAGTGCAGCAGGATCATGGCCGGAGCGCCGTCCGGTCCCTGGGTGCTCACGTCGTCAAAGTAGACGGCATAGGAGCCCACAGGAGGAGGAGAGAAACGGGCCCGGCGGTATGGGATACCAGCGTCGCCCATTACTCTGGAAATCATTCTGCGGCGCCCTCCTGCTTCTCCGGCAGGGCCTTGGCCGCTGCCAGCTGGTACTCGGTAGCGTGTGCCTGGTCCACATAGTTGAGGCTCTGGATACGGCGGTCGCCGTCCGGCACGCTGGGCAGGTTGAGCACCTCCAGGGCCTGGTTGACGGTCAAGAGGCCCATGGGCATGATCTCCTTGAGCAGGGTGATCTTGTTGCTGTTGCTGATGAACTGCAGGCGGCCGCTCTCAAAGAGGATAGAGTTGCCGAACGCCTGTTCTCTGGGAGAGAAAAGCTTGCGGGTGAACTCCAGGCCCATGAGCAGGGCGAAAGGCTCCACCACGCTCTCGTAGAACGCGGCCCACTGGTCGTCGGTGTAGCTGCTGTTGACGATTGCCTCGGAAATACCCAGATAGTTGTAGATCTTGGTCCGGGTCATGGTCATTTGGCCGGCGTCGATCAGCACAGGCTTGCTCTCGATGGGCTTGTAATCCGTCTGCTGGTCGGTGGCCACCACGCCGCCGCTGTTCTCCAGGGTGAGGAAGTCCTGCACGAAAGCCTCTTTCTGCTCCTTGAGCTTGGCGGGGCTCAATACCTGGGTAAAGGTCAAAATGCCGCGCAGCGTGACGCCTGCCTTGATCCCGCCCACAATGCCCTCGTTCTCTGTGTGAGCCAGCTCCAGAGCAGGAGCCAGGGCGCTGTTGTCGTCGCCCAGGAGGTCGTTGGTGTTGTAGTGACGCTTGAGGTGCACCACGTCGGAATACAGGAAAGTGTAGTTGCTGCCGTTGGCAAAATAGAGCTTTACATACAGGGCGCCGGTGGGGTCTGCATAAAACTCGGCCTGGGTTGCTCTCACAGGAAAGAGGCCGGTAGGCTGCCCGCTCGGCCCGCGCTGGATCACGCAAAAAGCGTTATTGTGCAGGTAGTAGTGGGTGGCCATGCGGTAGTACATATCGTAGGCGCTCATGTAGGGGTTGGGCTCCACCTGGAGCAGCCGGTTGAGGCTGCAGCGGCCCTCTGCCCTGCTGTGGTCGGCAAAGGTCAGCACAT